GTCTGATGGTGGTACGTCCACTTCATGCTGATATAGGAAGTATCACAGAATTAGAAGGTTCGGGTAGAGTTGTACGTGACGATACGTATAAAGCTGCTTTATCATTTGATATAAATAGCTTTGATAATGTTCAGACTTCCAACGGAAGACTAGGCATTACATTTCTAGATGAGAGTCAAGTACGACTTACCGAACATTCAGAACTGGTTATAGATGAGTTTATCTATGACCCGGACCCGTCTAAATCAAAAATGGCACTACAGTTTGCTAGTGGTACCGCAAGGTTTATCACTGGTAAGCTATCAACCATCAACAAAGAAAACATCTTAATTCAGACTCCTTCTGCAACAGTAGGAATTAGAGGTACTGACTTCACAGTTACTGTAGATGAATTAGGAAGGTCTCTAATTATTTTATTACCCAAAGAAGACGGACTACCATCTGGAGAGATAGTGGTCAGTACTGCTATGGGTCAAGTAGTTTTAAACAAACCTTATCAAGCTACCACAGCTTCTATGTTTGAGACTGCTCCTAGTAATCCCGTTATACTAGACTTAACCTTAGAACTCATAGACAACATGCTGATTGTTTCTGCTCCCAAGGAAGTAGAGACTTTAGAATCATCCTCGTCTGAAGTAAAGTCCGGGAATCATTTAGAAGAAGATGAACTAGAGTTTACAGAGTTAGATATAAACTATTTAGACGTAAACTTTTTAGAAGATTTACTTAACGTAATTGAAGAGGTCAACGAACTAGACACAACCAAAACTCTCTTGAAAGCTGACTTAGACCTACAAGGTACTACGCTTGGTTTTGATGCAGAGACTCAAATAAATACTTTTACGACAGATACAGTCATCACCTTCTATAAATCCTTAGAAGACACTGTAAGACTAGATTTAGATAAGAGCAGCTCCTATACTTTTATACTGGTGCAGAATGGAAAGAGCACACAGATAGTAGTGAACGGAGGAGCTTCATCAAGAATAACCATAACCCAAGGAGATTAAAGTTATATTTTAAAAGACTGCATCTAGTTCAGTTTCTATATTTTTATGTAGAGGTTCTAAAGCAGTCCTTGCTTCTTCGATTGCCTTGAGAATAACCAGTCTGTCCTCTTGATGAAAGAGGTCAATGTGTTCAACGGGAAAAGCACTAAGTTCCGTAACCAGTTTATTTTCAGAGTCAATACAAAGCTTCCAACTTATTAGGTTAGCTTCCCTCGACCTTTTGTTCTTCTTCATTTTTAATTTCGTTAAATGTTACGAGGTTTTGTTTACCTCTGAGTCCGGCTTTCATGTAAGACGTAGCTCGTCCTTCAAAAAAGTTTTGATGTTCAACTCCCATTACTTCGTCAATCCATCCAAGAGGATTATCCTTTTGTCCAAAGTTTGTTTTTAGCCCTAGTTGTAGTAGCCTTCTATCTGCAATGTAACGATTATAAGCATACATGTCTTTCTTTGTGAGCCCTTCAATGTTACCCATATCAAACACCAAGTCTAAAAATTTATCTTCTAGTTCTACCATCTTTCTACAGATATCGTAGAGTTCTTTCTTAAAGTCATCTGTCCAGATTTCTAAATGTTCTTGAATAAACTCCCGGAATAGTTTGGTCATAGCTTCTACGTGCATGGATTCATCCCGGATACTATAAGTAACAATCTGTCCCATCCCTTTCATACGTCCAAATCTAGGGAAGTTTAAAAGGATAGCGAAGCTTGAGAACAACTGTAGCCCCTCAGTAAAAGCTGAGTAGACTGCAAGAGTCTTGGCAATGCTTTGTTTATCTTTTAGTGTAGGTTTAAACTCTCCTACGTAGTCATGCTTGTCTGACATTTCTTCGTATTCTGCAAAGGCTTTGTATTCTATTTCAGGCATGCCCACAGTATCCAATAAAAGACTATAAGCGTGTTGATGTATTGACTCCATGTTAGCAAAAGAAGTCATCATCATTCTAGCTTCTGGCTTTCGAAAGATACGCATGTATTTATCTACGTACCCGGAACCAACATCTACATCTGATTGCGTAAACAATCTAAAGATTTGTGTTAGTAAATTCTTTTCAGCTTTCGTTAGTTCTTGCCAATCCTTGACATCATTATGCAAAGGAACTGATTCAGGCATCCAATGCATTTGATTTTGTAGAACATAGTAATCAAACATCCAAGGATATTCGAAGGGTTTATAATGTTCTCTTGTTCCTAATATACTCATTTATTCTCCATTTGTTCAGCATACTTTTGTAGTAGCCATTTATTAAATTTTTTCTTATATTCTTCTTCAGTATAAACTACAGAGTGTGGTGTTTTATTTTCATCGCAATGGTCTAGCCACATACGTCTACAAAACTCACTAAACTTTTTATCCTTCACAAGCAATACAATCCACTTCCTCTAATCTTATACGAGGTATTTTTATATTTACATTCTCTGCGGTTCTAGCAGCATCCGACCTAAAGTAATACAAAGACTTCAACGTATGCATAGCGTACCAATGAACATCATTGACATACTGTAAGTATTCGTCATGTATTTCTTGAGGCTCAGTTGCCTTCGGGAAAACAAAAAACAGATTTACGCTTTGACTTTGACAAACGAACTCCTGTCTTTTGTACGCATGTTCAACTATCCAGATTTGGTTAATCTCATTTGCGGTTTTAAACAATTCCTTTTCTTTATCATCAAGGATATCTAGATGCTGTACGGACCCTTCATTAGCTGCAATATCTTTCCAGACCTTCTCAAGCTCTTTAGCTTTTAATCCTTTCTTTTTGAAAAGACTTTCTAGATTTTTATTCTTAACTTGGTAAGAACCGGATAAAGTTTTGTGCGTATATACGTTAGCACGATATGGTTCAATACTAGGGGAAGTACCGCCACATATAATACTACTACTGGCATTAGGAGCAATAGCCAAAAGATGAGCGTTACGATGACCGCTACCATGTACATCAGGAGCTTCACCACGTTCTTCGGCAAGTCTTTTAGTAGCATCCACAGCCTTTCCTTTGATGTGTTGGAAAGCTCTGTAGTTAAAGCCAGTTGCGAATATACCCTCGAAAGGAAGGCCCTTACGTTGTAGATAAGCGTGGAACCCCATTGCACCCAATCCGATAGACCTCTCTCTGTAAGCTGAGTATGCAGCTTTCGTAAAGGATTTTTTATCTGGTCTGACATGATTAGAAAAGCGTTTGTAGTTAGCATTATACTCCCCAATCTCGGATGTGTCAATAGCATTATCAATAAAATGCTGTAAAACATTATCAAGCATAGTTACTAGGTCATCAATAAACTGTTCATTCTCAGACCATTCATCAAAGTGTTCTAGATTTACTGAAGAAAGACAACAAACTGCAGTTCTTTCTTCGTTAGTAGGTAGTGTTATTTCAGAACAAAGGTTGCTTTGTTTAATCTCTAGTCCTAAATCTTTTTGTGGTTTTGGTAAAGCATCATTACAGTTATCTATATTAACCATGTAAGGCTCACCAGTCTCTGCTCTAGCATTAAGTATCTGCCACCATAACTCTCTAGCACTAACTATCTTTACAGCTTCCTTAGTCTTAGGGTCAATCAATCTCCAGTCATCATCATTCTTTACTGCTTGTAAGAACTCATTCGTTAGATTGATTCCATTGTGTAGATTAAGACACTTACGATTAATGTCTCCCCCGGATTCTTTACGAATGTTTATAAACTCTTCTATCTCCGGATGGTCAATATCCATGTATGCTGCGTATGACCCTCTACGTGTAATGCCTTGATTGAAGGCTAACATCTGAGAGTCAACAACTTTCATGAATGGTATTGAACCAGTAGAACGACTATTGTTAGCAGTAGCGATGCCATTACTTCTAATATCTCCCCAATATCCACCAATGCCTCCACCTGTACTTGCGAGCCAAATGTTTTCATCATAGTGAGCAGATAAACCATCCCTACTATCAGGTACGTAATTGAGAAAGCAGCTAATAGGTAAACCCCTATTGGTTCCCCCATTGCTAAGAATAGGAGTGCTAAACATGAACCATAGGTCGGAAGAGTAGTTGTAAAGTCTCTGAGCCAATTCAAAATCCGTAGTCCCTTTAAATGTTGCAGCAAATACTGCAGCCCTTGCGAAGGCTTCTTGTGCATATGTTTCTCCTTCCTCTTGGTAGAGGTATCTATCTTTAAGTGTGTCTAGACTGAAGCGGTCTAGCTTCTTTTCTTTGTTATAATTAATGTTAATACCTAGATAAGGTTTAACTCCTACTTTGTCATCAATCATTTTGTTCCTCGTTGTTTAAGTATAAAGCTATCAATGCGTAGTGCATAATTTTAAGTAAATCTTTTTCTGACTTACCATTCTTTTTACCATATCGCATTGCATATTTCATTATGTTTCCAATACAAAAACCTTCACCATGTCCGGCATCAATAATCATATCTGTTGCCTGATATTTTGAATGAGCATAATGCTCTTTGTAAGTATTTTCTACATATTGTTTTAATAAATGTAGATTAATATTTTCGTCAAATTTATATTCCATATTATGTTATCCATTCTTTAGGTAGCGTGTGCTCACTATAC